GGCTAATACTTCCGCATTATCCATCAACATTTTGGTATTTTTAGTTAAAAACTTACCTAAACTATTTTGTGATGGGTCTGCTAATTCTTTTTTAGTTTTTCTGCTAAATTCACTTTCCTTTACAGGTGCATCTTTAAATTCAAATTTAATATAAGATAAGTCTAATTTCTCAAATCTTTTCTTATATGTTTCAATATCCATTAATTGTTTAGCTAATTCATATTTTAAATTAGCAGAAAATTCTTTTAATGAATCTATTGTTTTATCTCCACCCTTTTTAACTGTTTCAGGAGTAGGAGTTAATGTAATTGTATTTAATTGCTTTGATGTATCTGCTTCAAGTTTAGCAATATTCTTTTTAATATTATTACCTAAAATATCATATTCATCATTAATTCTATTTTTTTGTTCAGTAACCGATACCCTTCTTGTTGCAAATCCTGTTCCTTCTAATTTTTCGGAAGTAATCTTTTTTAATTCTGCATTTCTTTTCTTTTCATTTTTTATATTTTCTGCATAAGCAATATCTAATTGTGCTAAATTATTTTTTTCTTTAGCAACCGCATCGCCTTGCATTGCTGCCTGATTTACTAAAGTTTGATAATACGCTTTATCTTCACCTAATTTTGCATTCTTAATTGCAGTACTATTGCTATATAATTTTTGTAGTTCTTTTAATGCTTCTTCTTGTGCCGTTTTATCACCACCTACAATCGCTTCAGTTAATAAAATACCTTTAGTTCTTTTTGTTTGTTCTTGACCAATTAACTTATAAATATCATCAGCTACCAATTTAAGTTTCTTTCTAAATTCCTCTAATTCTTCTGTTGGTCCTTTAAAGAATTCTGCTATTTCTTTACTAAATGTAACCGCTAATGAAGATACTAAACCAATTGCAACTCCAACACCTGCTGGACCAATTAAACCAGCTGCCATTGCTTGTAAAGCCTTTTTAGTTCCACCTTCCGTTTTAGCTAATCTTTGGAACGATTCAACCATAGGATTCAGGTTATTCGCAATACCCATTATCCCATAAGGTGCATCTTGAGCAATTCTTGAGAAGTTAATTAATGATTGCGAAGCATCCCCCATTGGTTTACCAGCCTTCTGCATTCCCATCTCAAGTTTTCCAATAGTTCCATTTAAACTTTTAATCTCGTTATTGAGCATATTAATCTCAATAGTGTTCGTAGATTTCTTTAATTGTGCTTGAAACTCCCTTAATAGATTTTGAGATTTTTGCAATTCGGCTTGCATCTCACTAATATCCATCCCAATCTTGACATCAAAACCAACATTCTCTGCCATAATATTTTAATTTACTCCGTACAACTTTAAAGTCCTTGCCAATTGGTCGCTTGTTAGCATTACCTTTTCTTCTTCTACTTCCAAATCATCAATCGCTGGTATATGCCAAAAAGACTTCATACTCTTGGGTGATTTTTCAGCGGTGTTACTTAAATATACAATATAGGCAAGGTTTCTAGTCCTTGCCCATTCGTTTAACTCTTGTTTTTCCTTACCCATTACGATAATAGAAAAGTCTTTCCAAGTCATATCCCAAAACTCATTGGGTCTTATATTGCATTCAGCAGCCTTAACTAAAATATCATCCCACCCTAACTTTATTAGACTTTTTTTTTTCTTCCTTCGGTGTTCCTTGTACTGTTGTAACTGTGCTTTCAACAATATACTTTAAGTACAAAAGTATTACCCCTTCAGGATTAAAAATTCCGCCTATTTCATCAATCCAATCGCAAACATCATCTTCGGTAAATTCTACTTCTTGTTTATTGCTAATACATCCTGATTTATATCCGATGTATAATAGTTTAACAATATTGTCCAAGTCGTATTGGTTACTACCTAAAAACTCAAAGTACTTATCTATGGTTATGTCTTTTGCTTTGCAAAATTCCCTCATTGACCAAGTACCCCATTTTAATTGAATTGTTTTGTTGTTTAGTTTTAATTCAAACATAGGTTTATGCAGTTTCAGTTTGTGTTAATGGTGGCAATGTTACTACAAAAGTTGCAGTAAATTTAACATCATCTTTATCAGCAGCGTTTACTTCAAAATCGCTAATAAACACTTGACCTGAATAAACAATATCACCTGCGGTTGGTGTTGCTTTACCCATCTTCATATTGAAGGCAGTTTTAGCAGCGTGAGCAGCATACAATTGTTGATAAGAATCCTTACTTGGAGTTCCTGTTTCATCAATTGCAAATCCTTCACCTTTGAATGATTGAGTAAATGAAGGACCAGCTTGATATTGGTCTCCACATTTAGAAGTTGCATCAATAGTGTTTACTGTTGATGTCATTGAGTTAGTTGTAAGACAAGCGACTGCTTTAAATGTTGCGTCTCCGTCTATGTCAGCGGTAAGAATATAATCTCTTGCTGATACTTTTGTTTCTGCCATTTTATTTTAATTTTGAGTTATTATTATATTATAAGTTATTATCGTTCTAAATACGTTGTCCAAAGGGTTTAAACCATCCAAATTTCTAATTGCACCAACCACCAAACTTGAAGCATAAAACCCATTTGCAAGGGTTATATTCGTGTCGGAATTGATTGCAGCTAGTATTAAATCGCTTATTGTTTCGGCTCTTTTATATCCAAAGTTACTATTTTTTATGACAATGTCAACATCCATAGTAACCGAGTTGGTGTAACTGATTTTACCTTGTTCCTGTGCGGATGTTCTGCCTGTCATAATTATATATTCATCAGTTGCAGAATCAGGTGCTATTCCATCGTAAACAGGCAATGCACTTGAACTTGTCAAGTTGGTATAAAACCATTTCTTTACTTCAATATTAGGATTTAGCATTTAGTATTCTTTTTATGTTAGTTTTTAACTTTGGTATTTCTTGTTCGTATGCTGGTATTAAAAATGGTTGTGGTCTTAATCCTTTCCTTAATATGCTTAAAGCAATAGCATAAGCAGCTGATTCGTTTTGCTTTTGTTGTATAGATTTGTTGCCTGTTCTTCTACCTGTCTTTACACTATATGTTCCAACAATACCCTTTCTTTTAACCCATTGCACTAATGCTTCAAGTAATTGTGCAAATGTGCCACCTTTATTACCTTTAAATTGTCTTGCAAATTGTTCATATCCAACAGGTATTGTTACTTTTCCACCTGTACCAAATTCAATATAAGGTGCATAAGATAGTTTACTTCCTATTGTAAAAACCAATTTACCTTTTGTTAAATCCTCTTTTAATTGAATAGAATTTCTTAATGTACCAATATTTACAGGAGCATATTTTTTTGCGTTAGATTGAATGTTTAATGCAGATGAGTTAAATTCATCTAAAACATCATTTTGTATTCTTTCGGACATTTTATTTAATTTGCCCATAAGAACATCAACACCACTTACATCAAAAAATATACCTGCCATTATGCGTACATTAATATTTCGTAAAATCTAAACTGATTCTCTACATCCT